ATGTCAAGTAACGTATCAGATCAAAATCCTGTAGAGCAGGTAACGGAAGTGGTGCAGGTTGCACCCACCGACCAAGAGTTAAGTTTGGTAGCAGTAGAAAACGAGCATGCCGTTACTACATCTTTGAGAGTAGCGGAGGTTTTCGGCAAGCAACACAAAGATGTTTTGAAAGCCGTTAAGTCGTTGGATTGCAGCGAAGAATTTAGAGAGCGAAATTTTGCGCTGTCTAAAATCGACTACCAAAATGGCAACATCAAAAAGCAGTTGCCAATGTATTACATTACCCGTGATGGCTTCATGTTTCTTGTTATGGGTTTTACCGGAAAGACGGCAGCTAAGTGGAAAGAGGCTTACATCAAGGCGTTCAACGAAATGGAGGCTAAGATAAGAGCCGAGCAGATGGCGAAAGCCATTGAGGAGCACGACAGAAAGGAAGCCGAGGAGTACGAGAAACTTCTGGAGCGAGAGGATCGAGAGGAGGCGGCGATAGATGCACGCGTGGCAGCTATGCCGCCAGCCAAGAGCAGAAAGCGCCAGGCAGAGCCACAGACGACCGAGCAGCAGACCACCACAGCAGAGGACGGCATCATCATTGAGGACTACAACGGCAGGCGTGTGGTTTCGTCGCTTACACTCGCAAAGCTGCAAGGGCGTGAACACCGCTACGTTTGTGAGAGCATCCAGCGTATGAAAAAATATTTCGTGCGCCCTGGTAGTGTCATTTTCAGATGTGGCAGAACGGTAAACCGAGGCTTTGGCAAGGGCTACGAAAGCCCGACGGGTGTAGTGTACTACATTACGGCGGAGGCTTTCAAAGTGATGTGCAAGCATTGTACGACCATAGACAAGGACATGCAGAGTGAGGTCCGCAAGGCTTTTCGCAGAGCACAGGGGCCAAAGAACCACGGCAAGCCTGTAGCGACAACCCAAGCACCACAGCAGACCAAGCCAAAGGCCCCTACCACCCCACCGACACCGACCGAGACGGCAAAGCCTCAGCAGGGCAAGCCGACGGCGGCAATGATGCCACAGACCCCAACCGACCTTATGCAGCGTTTTGTAAAGGCCGTTGGCGTGATGATGGGAATGGATACAGACAATTTAATGAACTTAATGAATAAAGGAGAATAAGATATGAAACGTTATACAGAAGAACAAAAGAGTACAGTTATACTTGACAGCGAATGGTATCGTGCAAGTGTATTGGCAGCCGACATTGAAGAGGTCTACGACTACATAGATACCCTATTGGAGAAGATAAGCCCAGAGGACAGCATCGACGGAGCAAAACTGAGATGCGTGCAGGGCACACTTGAGTTTCTTATGAACGGCTGCAACTTCGTGGATATCGAAAACGCCACTTTGCAGAAAGGAGGTTTGCGATGAGATACAAGAAGCCTAAGAAAGTTACAAGTCTGGTGATAACAGACCGTGACGGAATGCCGGTATATAATGCCGACACGTTCCGTGATGCGATCCGGCAGACACGCGACTACGTGAAATGGTTGTTGGAGGAACTGCCACCCGACTACGAGTTGAGAATACACGGTTTGCTTGATGCCATGTATCCGCTTGAATGGCTCACCGAGGATGCCGTTATAAAGACGGTGACCAACAAGCCATAGGGACACGATCCCGACATTACCAAAACCCACATACATAGCCGCTGCATCGTAATGGTGTAGCGGCTTTTTTGTGCCTTTTAGCCTAACAGCCAAAAACTATTTTCTTAAAAAACTAATAATTTTACCACGTTGCGCCAACGTGTGCCACGATGCGCCAAACGGCATTTGGATTTTGCAAAATACGATTGTATTTTTGTAGCGGCTCATTAGCCGTTTGGCATGAGGGCCTCGGATTTTTTACTCATAATTAAAGGACAGAACACCGCCGGAGCGAAAACAGTAAGATAGTTGACAGCATTCAAATTGCCGTAGCTTTGGCGGTTTTGTATGAAACGACGGATGGCAACATTTTGGAATAACATAAAACGATTTTTCAGCCGTGAGGCAACAGGTGCTGACACAGCCGGCACCGCGCGCCCCACCACCGTAAGGACTGGTGGCGGCGTGGCGGTGTTTTCGGCCTGGGGCGGCGATGCCATGACGGTTGCGGCGGTATATCGGTGCGTGACGCTTCTAAGCGAGAGCGTGGCGAGCCTACGTTTGCAGTATATGCGGTGCAGGGATGGACGCTATCAGGAAGACACGGCAAGTGATCTGCATTATCTTCTGACCGTGCAGCCTCAACCCGAAATGTCGGCGTTTGACTTTTGGACGATGGCGGTGCGCCTGATGCTCATTGAGGGAAATGCCTACATCTACCCACGCTATGTACTGGGAGAGTTGACCGACTTAGTGCTTTGCCGACCTCACACCGTGACCCACGACCCACTGAACAGCCGTTACTACATAGCCGATGCCTATAATGGAGTGTTCGGCACATTCGAGGAAAAGGACATCATACACCTTTACTTGCATTCCTCAGACGGGCGCAGGGGCGAAAGCGTGCTGACCCACGCAAGGCGCACGATGGATATTGCCACAGCAGGAGATGCGGAGACGGAGAACCGGTTTACCAATGGCGGCAGTGTTCGCGGCATTATCAGCAACGACAAGACTACTACGGGATTTGGCGAGTACCAGGACAAGGAACTGGAGAAGACCGCCGAAAGCGTGGATAGCCGTTTCAGCCGGGGCGAGCGCATAGTAAGTTTGCCGGGGCAGGTGGACTTTAAGCAAATTTCGCTTTCTTCTACGGATATGCAGTTTTTGGAGAGCCGAAAGTTTACGGTGCGCGAGATATGCCGTTTCTTTGGCGTTCACCCGTCTTTCGTGTTTGATGATACGAGCAGCAACTACAAAAGTGCCGAAATGGCAAACGTGGCTTTTCTTTCCAACACGCTTAACCCGATATTGAAGCGTATAGAATGCGAACTGACCCGAAAACTGATACCGCGCGCTTTGTGCTGCAAACGCCGTTTTCTGTTTGACCGCCGGGGTGTTTACTCAATGGATTTGCAGTCACTCGCCGACTATCAGAAAAAGACGATCGAGAGTGGCATTTACACCGTGAACGATTGGCGCAGGATGGAAAACCAACCTACCATCGACGGAGGCGATACGGTTTATCTTTCTACCAATCTTGCACCGCTAGGCAGTGAAAAGCTATCGGGCACAGCTGCAAAGGGAAATGACAACAACGATAAAAACAACGGAGAATGAAAAAGAAAAGAACAATAGCTATTGTGTCGGGGCTTCGCATTCGTGAGGCTACCGACGGAGCGGAAAGCCGCACGATTGAGGGCTATGCACTGAAGTTCGGTGTACGTAGCCGTCTTTTATGTGATTGGTGGAACAACTATTACGAGGTATTGGAACCTGGGTGCGTGACACGTGAGATGCTGGATAAGCAGGACATCAAACTTACGATGTTCCACGACCGCCAGTTGGTTTTGGCGCGAAGCAACAAGGGTAATGGTACTTTAAGCTACGAAGTTGACAATGTGGGTGTGAAGTTCTGGGCAGAAATGCCGCACACGGTTGACGGCAACAAGGCTTTGGAACTGGTAAGCCGTGGTGATATTGCCGGGTGCTCATTCATCTATTCCACCGATGAGGGCGACAGCGAGAACGCCGTAAGCTACGAGCGTCTGGACGAGAAAGGCGACGACGGCGAGGATATTCTTTTGCGCCACGTGAAGCGTATTGACAATGTTTACGACTTCACCATTACCACCGACCCAGCCTACGAGCAGACAGACGTAAGCAAACGTGAGGTGGAAGTGGCGGGCATCAAGTTTGAGCAGCAGCCGAAGCCCAAGCAGATAGACGAGAGCAAGAAGCGTGAACGTATCAATGAGGTGCGCGAGCGTATAGCAAGTGTTGGCCGCAATCTGTAGAGGCGGCTTCTATATATGTTTTTTAGTTACTAATTTTAATCATTGACAAATGAAAAAAGGAAAGTTTAATTTTCGTGAAGCCTACGAGCGTCTGGACGTAATCAAAAACCGCCTCGCAGAAATGGCGCAGGGCCTGGAGAACGACAAGGAGCGCGAAGACTTCACCGATGCGGAAAAGGGAGAGCGTAAAGCCCTTTACCGTGAAATGGACATCCTCGAAATGAAGATCAAGGCGGCTACCCCTACGTTAGAGGTTATGCGCCGTGAGGACATCGAGGAAGTAAACAAGCAGATGCGTGAGTGTGTCAAGACCGGACAGCGTTTTGAGTTGAAGATCAGCCGCGCCGTGGCTTCTGACTTCGGCGGCAACACTTCGGATTATCTCAACCCAGGCAGTTCTACCAATCCGTCACCGGTCACCATGGGCGACATCGTAGAACCATTGTACGCAAAGACCATTCTTTCGGCAATCGGTTCGCCATTGCTCACCGGACTGAAAGGTAACTATCAGTGGCCTGTAATCGAGACATTCGCCGCTACTATCAATGATGAGGGCGTGGAACTGGGTGATACCAAAATCGAGGCAAGCAAGCTTTTGGCAAAGCCGGAGCGTATCGGCGTAGCCGTGCCTATCACACGTGAAGCACTCAACGAGACCGACGACCTTTTGCAGCTTGTATGTACCCAGTATATGCCAGTTGCGGTAGCCGCCCTTATGAACAAAATCATGTTCAGCACCGTAAAGGTGGAAAAGGCTACAAATCTTGTAGGCCCATTCGTCAACCTCAAGGCAGCTAACAAGAAGACTTATAAGGGTGAAGCACCTACCCTCGCCGAGCTTCTTGCACTCAAGGGCATTGTTTTGGGTGCCAACATCATGCCGGAGGGACTTTGCTACGTAATGACAGAGACCACAAAGGCACTTTTGGAGGGTACGCCAAAGTGGAGCGGTGCAAACCAGGCTATCGTTGATGAGAACGGCAAGATTTCGGGTGTACCGGTATTCTGTAGCTCATACGTGGCTGAGGGTTCGGTATTGTTCGGTTCATTCAAGTATGCCCCACAGGGCTTGTTTGGTGAGATGTCAATCATCATCGACCCTTATACACTCGCACGTAAGAACTCTATCGACTTCGTGCTCAATGCCGACTACGCTATTACCACATTGCGTGAGGAGGCGTTTGCCATGTTGTCTAAGGATCCGGCAGTGGCAGCAGGCACCAAGGGTTAAGTAAGTAATCACAATTTATAAAGTTATAACGTTATGGCAGTAGTGAGTTTGGCACTTTTTAAGAAGCACGTAAGGGCCGATGATTTCGCCGACGATGACGAGTATCTGGAGCATCTATTAGATACAGCAGAAAGCGCAGTTATCACGGCGACCAATAGAACCCAAGAGGAATTGGCGCAGATGGGTAACGGGCATGATGTACCTACCCCCATAAAACACGCTATAATGATGTTGGGCGCACATTGGTACAATCAGCGTGAAAGTGTGAGTAACGTGCAGATGCACGCCGTGCCTGATTCGCTACAAGCCTTAATTAAACCCTATCGGAAATTAGCGGAATGAGAGCAGGAGAAATGAAATATCGTTTGCAGTTGTTGAAGCCTACGGCGACAACTAACGACTACGGCGAGGAAGCGACAACCTACGAGCCTATACGTACCGTATGGGCAGAGAGGAAGAAGCAGAGCGGAAACCGTAGCGAGGAAGTGGGCGAACATTTCCCCGACTATCGAGCCGAATTTAATGTGAGGGACGCACACCCAGTTAAAGAAAACTGGAGGGTGCAGCAGTTAGGTGGCTACCTTTATACGGTTGTTGCCATCATCCCAAACATTGATAGAGGTATGAATACTTTAGTTTGTGAACGAGTAAACGAATAATACTGTTTTCTTAATGTATATGCAGCCAGAACGATGAAAGAAACCGTTACCGACATCAACAAGCCGTTTGCCGATGTTTACAAGGCACTCGACATGAAAGACCAACGCAAGGCTATGCGAAGTGCCATGCGCAGGGAGGGCAACCGCCTGAAAAAGGCGGCAGTCTCCAATCTGGGACAAAGCGGCATTGGCAGTGGCACAAAGCGCAGTCTTTCAAGCGGCATCTATGTGCGTACCTACCCCGATCGCTACGGCCTGGGCTTCATGGTAAGCGTTAAACCACACGGTAGGCGCAAGGGCATCCACCTCAACCGTCAGAACATGGAAAAGCCAGTTTTGATGTGGGCAGAGGACGGAACACGCCAAAGACATGTAGGGCGGCGTATTTCATCGTTTTTCGGTAAAAGCAGGTTCACGGGCAAGAAAATAAGGCAGTATCTACGAGGCGGTGGGAGCCGCGGCAAGATGAAGCGTTACGCTTTTCTCTCCAAGACAGAGCAGCAGACCGCCGACAGCGTGGAAACCAACCTTTTCAACAACTTGCAGAACAACGTGGAAAAGGCGGCAAGAAAGCAGGGACTTTTATAACATATAGCTATGGCACAGAAAAAGACATCATTAAGTGCGGGCAGCATTATTCGCGATATTCTTCTATCTAACGAGGAAGTGAAGCGGAGAACAAACAAGGTTTTCCCCATCGTGATAGACAACGCCCAACTACCTTATATATTATATCGCCGTGCGGCATTGGCACACAATCCCACTAAGCAGGGAATGCCGGGAGCCGACACCGTGACTATGGAGGTGGTTTGCTATACGGCAAAATATGCCGAGGGCGTGGAACTTGCCGAGGCAGTGCGCCAGGCACTCGACTACGCAAGCGGAGAACACGACGGCGTGAAGATGCGCAGTTGTACGCTTGCCGACAGCGAAGAGGGCTACGAGGATGATGCTTTTGTGCAGCAGCTTGTTTATCAAGTCAGAATTTAAGTAATTTAGAACCATTTAGTTTTTATAGTTATGGAAGATACTGGATATATCAATGGTAGTGACCTTTTGCTTAAGGTTGGAGGCAAGGCGGTGGGACATTGCACAAGCCACACCCTCACTTTCAACAGCGAGACAAAAGACCGTGCCGTTAAGCCTGTAGCGAGTGCCGCCAAGAGCAGCGGACTTTGGAAGGACAAGGGAGTGACTGGTTTGTCTATCTCTATCAGTGCCGAGGGTTTGCGCTTCTATGGCGAGACCGAGAACGGACACGAGCAGATTGCACCACTTTGGGGCAAGGGCGCAAGTGTGGAGGTTGAGGCATTCAAGCGAGGCGGCGACACGAAACCTTATGTAAAGGGTAACTTTGTTATCGCCTCATTGGAGGAGACAAGCCCGGCGCAGGACGATGCTACTTACAGCGTGTCTTTGGAGAACGCCGGCGAGCCTGAGACCTACCCGGGCAAGGATGCGGCAGCGACGCAGGCAACAGACACCGGCAAGGCAGTGAGCAAGTAACGCCCACATGAAACAAAGGCCATATTGTTTTTTAATATAAATGTTTGATTTGTTGAACTATTAGTTAATTGTTGATTTATGCCAAAGATTGAAATCATGATCAACGGCAAGGCATACCCCTGTAGGCAGACTATGGGGGCTATGCTTCGCTTTAAGAAAGAGACCGGCAAGGAGGTGACGGAGTTAGGCAACAGCCTATCGGATATGTGCGCCTATCTGTTTTGTTGCGTGGCGTCAGCCTGTAAGCACGATGGCGTAAAATTCGATATGTCGCTTATGGACTTTGCCGACAGCCTCACACCCGAAGACCTCAACAAGTGGACGGACACCGTGAACGCCACGGCAGACCAGGCACCCGAGGACACCGACACGGAGGACGAAAAAAAAAGTTAGGCATCTTCGACATTCTGGGCATAGCCGTTGGCAACATCGGTTTGCCCTACAATGATTTTTGCACCCTCACGCCCGAGGAGTTCAGCCACATATACAAGGCGTACAGCGAGGAGCGGACGGCGCAGTATCAAGACAGTTGGGAACGTATGCGTATGCTTGCGGCAATAACCATACAGCCGTATGCAAAGAAAGGGCTAACGCCCCACGGACTTCTACCCTTTCCATGGGAGAAGAAAAAGCCGGAGCATACGAAAGCAGCCCCGGCAGTATCTAAGGAAGATGCGTTAAAGCGTTTTGAGGAAGTGTTGGGAAAAGTGGGAAACGGCTAAATAGCTTCGCCATTCAGTTCTTCGGAACTTGTAAGCACCATTTGCCCAATAGACAGGAAGAACAATGCGGTAGAGCCGCCAAGGGCTAACAAGCCGTTGACCGATTGGTTATTGAAAGCAAAATACGTCAGACAGATAACCCAGACAACAAGAGACAACAAGGCAATTACGCCCCAAGCCTCATATTTGTTTGAATGCTTGTGCGGCGTATCCTCGCCTACAACTTCGACACTAACAAGTTCTGCCCTGATTTCATTTTCGGGCTTACTCGCTACATCGTTGGTTGCGGCTTCTGATATGCGGTTGATGTTCTTATAATCCTTTTCCATTACGCTTAGTTTGAATGTTACGCCACAAAGATACAAAAAATATTGATTACTTAGTTACTTATACGCTGAAATTATGGCAAAAGAAATAAAATTTAACGTTAAACTGGTTGTTGACGGCAAAGAGCAGTTGGTTACAGCTACTTCTACAGCGGAAGAGTTGCGCCGTGTGCTTGATTCTGCCAAGACGAGCAGCCAAAAACTAAACGCGGCTTTGGTTAATTTCAACCAGGCGGTAATAGCGGCTAATAACGTTACCAATGCCATTTCGCAGATTTCGGGAGCACTCAACGGCGTTACCGAGGAAAGCCGCAGTTTCAGCGCAGCCATGAACGCCGCTAACACGATGGCAGGAAAGAGCGGCGAGGACTTTGCCAGACTCAAAGGACAGGTAGCCGAGTTATCAAAAAGCATTCCGGTAGTACGTGACGAACTCGCTAACGGATTGTACCAGGTTATCAGCAATGGCGTGCCTGAAGACAACTGGATAGCCTTTTTGCAGAAATCGGCTAAGGCATCCGTGGGCGGTATCGCTGATCTGGGCGAGACTGTAAAGGTTACATCTACCATTATCAAGAATTATGGTTTGTCGTGGGACAAGGCAGGCGACGTGCAGGATAAAATACAGCTCACGGCCAAGAATGGTGTAACATCGTTCGAGCAGCTTGCACAAGCCCTACCGAGAGTTACGGGCAATGCCGCCACTTTGGGTGTAAGCATTGACGAACTTATGGCAACCTTTGCAACGCTTACGGGCGTGAGCGGTAATACTAACGAGGTTGCAACCCAGATGGCGGCAATCTTTACCGCTTTGGTTAAGCCGTCAAGCGAGGCAAGCAAGATGGCACAGCAAATGGGCATCGAGTTTGATGCGGCAGCTATCAAGGCGGCAGGAGGTATGCGTAATTTCCTTACCGACTTAGATAAGAACGTTAAGGCATACGCCAGCAAGAGCGGTATGCTGGAGCAGGAAATCTACGGTAAGTTATTCGGCAGTGCCGAGAGCCTGAGAGCATTGGGACCACTCACCGGACAACTCGCGGCCAAGTTTAATGAAAACGTGGAAGCGATGAAAGGCAGTGCCGGAACTATAGACGATGCTTTTTCCATTATGAGCAGCAGCGGAGCGGCAAGTTTGCAGATACTCAAAAACAAGTTTGCAGAAGTGGGCGACGCTATAGCCTCAACGATGGGGGGCATTATGCCGGTACTCAACATTACGACACAGATTGGCAATACCGTGATTGCCGTTTCTGCAATGGTTAGCGGTTTGGAGAATTTTGCAAAGATACAGGCTATTGTCAAGGTTCGCACAATGGCAATGAATGCCGCTTCGCTTGTATGGAACGCTACATCGGTGCGTATGAATGCTTTGGTGCAAGTAATGTCTGCATCATTTCGCGGTGCGGCGGTAAGTGCCACAACGCTGAAACTTGCCATACAGGGTTTGTTAATATCCACAGGCGTTGGCGTGGCTATCGTTGCGCTTACTGAGGTTATAGCGGCATTTACCTCAAAGTCGGCAGATGCGCAGACCCAGGCCGAGGACACAGCCGAGAGCATGAAAGGCTTTGGCGATGCAGCCGACGACATAAAAACCGCCTACGACAGTGCGCTAAAGAACACATACGCCGACCTCATGGCGAAATATGAGAAATTGAAAGCAGGTTGGCGCGCATTATCCACAGAGCAGCAGAAAATGGCGTGGATAAAGGATAACCAAAGTGCTTTCAATGAATTGCGCTTAAAAATCGGTAATGTGACGGAAGCCGAGAACATATTTAACCGCAAGACCGATGCAGTGGTGGAGGCATTCAAGCAAAGGGCATTAGCGGCAGCGTATGCGGCAAAACTCACGGCTTTGTATCAGCGTCAAATTGAGTTGCTTGATAAAAAGCAGAAGATCACCAAGACTATTGCCGACGATGCCAAGCAGGGAGGCAGACACGCCAAAGAGGGTGACATCGTGCCCGAAAGTTGGCGTAGCGATCGTTACGGCAAGGTTGGCCGCGATGGGCAGTGGAGATTTACCAAGGTTGGAGCGGAGAGGTACAACGGTACGAATGTTTCCGGAAACACACAGATTAATAGTGTAGATAAAGAAATTGAATCCGTAAACCGACAGATTGGTGACACACAAAAGCAGCTCACCACACGGCTGAACACAGCACGTAGTTTTATTACGGCTAGTACGCCGACTACCCCACACGCCAAGGATACCCCGAAGAAAACGACCATCAAGGACGACAAGAAAGATGAACCGAAAACCCACGTAGAGGAACTACAGGCGCAGTTGTCGGCGGCACAAGAGGAAATGGGCAACGCCATGACCGTAGATGCAAGGGTAAAAGCCGATGCAAAGGTAGCCGACATACAACGGCAGATAGACGAAGCTACAAAGGGTAAGGTATCTATCGGGGCAGAGACGGAACCGACATACATCGTGCAGGGAAGCGATGCCGACAAACGACAGAGCCGAACCAATGCACAACACAACATTGACCGGATAAAGCAGGACTTTGAAATAGGACTTATCGGCAAGGAAGATGCCGAAAGGCAGATAGCCGACATTAACAAACAGCTTGAAAAGTTGGGCGTTAAGCCGATAGAGGTACATTTCAAAACCTACATCGAGGAACTGCAAGAGCAGTTGCACGACGCACAGCAGGAGTTTGAGGAAGCCACCACAATAGATGCAAGGGTGAAAGCCGATGCCAAGATAGCCGACATACAACGGCAGATAGACGAAACTACAAAGGGTAAGGTATCTATCAAGGCAGAGACAGAACCGACATACATCGTGCAGGGAAGTGCAGCCGACAAGAGACAGAGCCACAGCAACGCCCAGAATAAGGCAAGCCGCATACAAACCGACTACGAGATAGGAATTATTGGCAAGGACGAGGCACTGAAAGAGATTGAGGAGATAAACCGACAACTCGCAGAAATCGGATTGAAGCCTATAAAGATTGAATTTGACAGCAAGGGTTTTGACAAGGTGTTTGGCGACATCAAAAGCGGTTGGGGAAACATCCAAGGCGTAGGCAACGGCATTCAGGGCATAAGTGATGCGCTGGAGGGCAACGGCGATGCCTGGCAGCAGGTGACGGGACTTATTAACGGCTTCATTTCCATTGCCGAGGGCATACAGGGTATTGTGGAGTTGTTCGGTATGCTCACGGCGGCGACCTCAGCACACGCTGCTGCATCCACTACCGATGCAGCAGCAACGGCAGGAGAAGCGGCAGCAGCAACAGCCAACACGGCAGCCAAGAGCGGCGAAGCGGTAGCAAATGCCACGGCGAGCGGTGCAAAAATGCCGTTCCCTTTGAACCTGGTAGCGATTGCGGCAGGTGTGGCGGCAGTTATTGCGGCACTCGCAGCAGTTTCGGGATTTGCCACTGGTGGTGTTATCGGCGGTACTTCTACATCGGGCGACAAGAAGTTTGCCCGAGTGAACAGCGGCGAGATGATACTAAACAAGTTTCAGCAAGCCCGATTGTTCGGCATGATCGACGGCAAGTTTCAGCCGCCTACCTTTACGGAGCGGAGGTTACAGCCGGTAACGATGCAGAACATAACAAACGACATTGAACCAACAGCCACGGAGGTAAACATCAATATAAATGCCAACGCACGCAAGATACTTGACATGATTACAGATGTTAAGCGAGTGGCGAAAAAGAGCGGCAAGAACTATAACGTGTAACAAATAAAAATCAGTTAATATGTATATACACGGCAGTTTTCTAAGTCAGCAGAGCGATACGATAACGGTACACATCGTTACCGGGAACGATCGCACGCAGACCATTGAAATAGGTACAGAAAAGGCAGATGTATATTTTAGCGAGGATCCGGCAGAAATCGAGAATGAGGTAAACGACACTTTCGATGTGCTTTTGAGAAATTCGGCTAAAATAAGATTGCTTTGCGGCAACCTGATTAAAGACCTTTTTAGCACCTCATGCCGTGATGCAGTCGTAAACATCTATAAAAACGATACGTGTATCTTTGCCGGGTTCATTGAGCCACAAACTTTGTCACAGCCATATAACGACAGATGGGACGAACTGGAATTAAATTGCATTGATGCGCTTAGTGCTTTGCAGTATAGCAAGTATAAGAATGTGGGCGCATTGGGCGTTATCTATACTTTCGTCAAGGCAGAGGCGGCGCAGCGTAGTTTTTACGATATTGCCACCGAGATACTGCAAGGTGTTACCGAGGGACTGGATATATTGGGCAACCAAAATATTAAATTCTGGTATGATGGCAGCAAGGCAGTTGATGCACAGACCGCCAACCGCTATCAGGTATTTAAGCAGCTTTCAATATCTGATTTGTTGTTTTTGGGTGACGATGAAAGCGACGTTTGGCAGCAAGATGAAGTGTTGGAGGAACTTTTGAAGTACCTTAACTTACATATCGTGCAGGACGGCTTTAACTTCTATATCTTTTCGTGGGAATCCGTCAAGGCGACACCCGATAAGATTATTTGGCATGACATCGTAGCCAACAGCACCAAGACAACGGCGCAGCAAGCCGTAACAATCGCTTTGGCTAACGTGGCCGATTGCGACACCACGATAAGCATAGGCGACGTATATAACCAACTTCTATTAACCGCCAAGGTGGAAAACATCGAAAGCGTGATAGAAAGCCCATTGGACGATGATTTGTTGGTTAGCCCATACATCAATAAGCAAAAGTACCTCACCGAGTATTCAAGCGACGGAGAGGGAAAGACCGCCTATAATGCTTTTTATGCTATGACCCACAACCAAAAAACCACGTATGGCGCAGGTGCTATTACTGATTGGTACGTGCAGGTGATGCGTAACAAACAATGGACGTTCCCGATGAAAGGCAACACAGATATAGACATCGTGGACTATTTCGGCAGCGAGGGCACAAACCAACACGCTTTGCCTGATTGGTTAGGGCAAGCACCGGGGGCGGCTATTATGTCTTTGGGCAGCGTCAAGATGAACACGGCCAACGATGATAACAGCCCGACATCTAAGGTAAACATGACTAACTATTTAGCAGTGTCGGTTAATGGCAATGGCATAGACAATGACGAAAACAAAACCTACCCAAGTGTGGCAGACATACAGAAAAATATACCGTATGCCGTCTATACTGGTAACAAGGCAGGGGGCGTTTTTTCGCCGTCAGACGAGAAAACCACCAACTATATAGTATTGTCGGGTAAGGTTATCTTAAACCCGATAATGAGGCAGACCAACACGTACATCAACCTACATAACAAGGAGTGGCATGGCGGTTTACCTATGGGTTTAAAGGAAAACGAGATTTACGTATGGCATCAGACCGTACCGAGCCGTAACAATGGCGATGGCAGGTACTACACCCGGCAGTATTGGCGAGCCGAGACCCCGGACAAAGAAGTATCATGGCATGAGGGCGCAGATAGCGGATTTTATCCATATACCGGGGAAGGCCCAGAGGAATACGAATTTAAGTACAGCGCAGTAGGCGACAGTACCGACACAATCAGTAAGGTAGCCGTATTAGCCTGTATGTTGGTTATCGGCGACAAATGCGTAGTGGAGACCGGAACCGATGGGCAGACAACCGATTTTGTTTGGCAGAAATACAAGGAACGGAGCGAGTGCCAAAGCGATGATGAATATTATCAGCAATGCTTTACTATTGGCTTTGACCCTAAGATAGGTGATAAGTTGGTGGGCACAGAGTTCAGCATCCAAAACAACATCGACTACAAGATGGGTATTGATGCGGAGGGTATAGCAATACCGATTACCAAGGGCGACAAGATAAGTGGGCAGGTTAGGTTTATGATATTAGGCCCTGTAAACGCTACATGGGACGTTATCACACGCCGCCACCCTACCTTTTTCAGACATACGAAGTGGGGCAGCTCATCAGTACCGCTTTTAGCCCATGTTAGTAGCATCCTGATTAAGTCGTTTGAGGTTAAAGTTTATAGCGATAATGGACTAATCAGCAATGGCAATGATGATAACGATATTATCTACATGAGCGACACCAAAGAAACCTTTGTGAACAAAAAGGACGATTTGGAGTTTAAGATAAATTCGGCATTGACCGCCACGGAGTGCGCCCAGTTGGGAGTTAGCAATACGGTGAAGTTATCCACACCGTTGAATATATCAACCGGGGACGGAGTGTTAGAGGTGTACGACCGAAACGGCAACGTTAAGGCGAAGCCCGAACAAATCTACGTAGATAGTTATTATACTGAATACCATAGGCCACGTATCGTGATGGAGCAGAAACTAAGGGACATTGATAATGTTGTTAGTCTGTTTAACCATTATCGCCACGAGGCTTTGGGCAAAGAATTTTTCGTGCAGGGCATCGGCAGAAACCTTATTGAGGGACGTGCCGACCTCACATTAAAGGAGATTGGCACATGATCGAAGTTAAGCAGATAGCAAAACCCAGGAACAACGGCAGCGGTGGGGCATCCACCGGAGGCGGCAGCTATGGAAGTATCGGCAAAATGACCGAGGAAGCCAAGCACGCAGCCAAAGCCGATATAGCGACACACGCAGAGCAAGCCGAGTATGCAAACCGTGCCGGATATGCGAGCCGTGCCGCCTATTCCGATTTAGCCGGAGACGTTGCAGAGGATAGCCCGATTAACGACCGCTTTTTGTCGAAGATTACCGCCGACATAGCGAAAGGGCACATTACTTTTCAGCAGGGTTTGACGGCTATCGGTTTGGCAGTATTCAAGGACGGCGCACACTTTGGCGAGTTTGTCAAATCCCTGTATGCAGGTAAGGGCGCAGGTATTGACGCACAAGGTAACGCCGAGGTGGAAAGCCTAAGAGTGCGCAGCTACTTTGAGTGTCTGGAACTGATAGTAAACCGATTGTCAGCAATCGAGGGCGACCAACTTCTAACGGAAGCGGACACAATCGAGAGCGTGGACGATTTGGGCGATGGTTGTTTTGGTTTGCACCTGAAAAGCAAATGGGACGGATATTTTACTGCCCAAGCCGAGAACAACGTACTAAAAGGTATCATCAACACTTTGGCGCAGGGAAGCGGCAAGTATTACACGGCATGGTTTAGAGTTAATAGCGTTAATACCGCTAACAACTACATAGAGGTGACGCAGTACCCGGACACCGAAGTACCAAGCGGCAAGAATTACCCACCATGCGAAATGATGAAGATTGCACGATGGGGAAACCAAACGGACACGAAACGGCAAGATTGTTTGTACCTATCGAGCACAGAGGGGCGAATCGTCAAGCTAAAGGGAGTGACTAAGCCGATTTTGGATAACGCCAACTATGGTGCGGCTTTCGGCAGTTTGCCAGAATTCGTGTACGAGTTATTGGACGATAACGGCAACCCTTTGCCAATACGTGATGGTTTAGACTATATGTATATACCGGGTATCGTCACAATGGACGTTATCAGACTTAACAAGTGGACTGGTAAGCCGTTGGTTACGTATGTGGATCGTGGGGCGTGGACGCAAAGCGGTAAGTACTATTGCGATGCTATCAACCCGGACACCGGGGAGTATGAGACATCAGACGTTTGGTTTAATGGCTGCAAGTACAGATGTTGCAAGAACCTCACAACGACCGCCCCGGCATGGAACAATACCGATTGGGCGATGATCGAGGGAAACCCAGACTTTGCCGTAGATTTCCAAGAGCCTGAAAGTATCTTAGACCCGGACAAAATAGACCTCACGCTAACCATCGTGGCGACCCTGTATAATATGAATATCACAGATGATATTTTGGACGCAGACGTAATGTGGACGAGATACAGCGAGGACGCAGAGGGGAACGAGAGAACGGCAAGCGACAACGTTTGGGGTTTACGACACGCCAATACCGGAAAGTCTTTACACCTCACAGCCGAGGACATGGACTTTAACGGCTATATGCCCAAAGTGATACGCTTTACGGCTACCGTTACTTTGCGTGATGGCATTGGCAACGAAGCAGCAACGGCGGCAGTCAGTTACGAGTATTAATTTAAACATAGCGCAGTTATGAAGACAAAAAGATTTGATTTCAACTTTAAGCCACTGCAAATTAATGTTAGTATGGTGGTTGAGGGCGGCGTATCGGACAGTCAGAACTACGACGCAGACACCGACACATATACGCCCGATTACACTATCGACGCATCTAACTTAATAGTGCAGCCGAATATAAGTAGGCTTGACAAAGACGAGGTTTTAACGCCGGGCTTGATTAATCAAGACCTCACTAACGTAGTCTGGTATGAGGTGAACAAAGGAGCAGCCGACACCGTGATAGATAGCACTAACCCAGACTTTGAGGTAATCAGCAAGGGCGCAAAGGCAGGACGTATTAGGATCAAGAAGAACGCCAAACCGCAGATACCTATGAATCTACGATTTGAAGCCGACTACAAAGACCCACGTACTAATCAGGTATACCACATCATCAAGCCGCACCAAGTGCAATGCAAGAACGCCACAACATACACGCCACTTTTGGTATTGGATGCAGCCGCCCAAACTATCTACAACCCATTGAGCGACCCGGACACACAGACGGTACACGCATCATTGAGATTGGGTGTTAATGAGTGCCCGGAGAATAAGCGTTTGTTTGTGTGGGAGGTAATGCGAGACGATGGAACATTTACCGCCGTAGGCAACGACACCACGTTAGACTATGACGTAGTGGTAGCAGAAGACGGAAACAGTTGTACCGTTAATCGTAGCCTCATGGGTACAGAGCTTTATTTGCGATGCCGGGCAAAGTATAGCCCAGACGGAAACCCAAGTAGCGTAACACTATCGGACAACGCCCCTACTAAGTTAGTGGCATTTATCCGTAGAATCCCAAAATTTGAGTACGACATCGGCGAACTACCTACCAACCTACCAAGTGGTTTGTTAGAGATTGCGCCAACGGCGAAGATTTGGAACACTAACGGCATGATTGACAACCCGGAGCGTGAGTTATTGCCGCTTTGGTATGTTGCGACCAACGCACAGTCAGGAACGCTTAACTACTCGCTCATAGCGCATGGAATGAAACCGACGCTTTCAACCAATAAGGTTAGTCAGACGTTAGGCGGCGTTTATGGTTTGGACGTTAAGGACGTTGGCCCTACGTGTGCGTGGGAAGACAGCGACGGCGCAGTATTAGTTGATGCAGACGATAACGTAATATTAATCAAATAACAATTTAATCAATATAAGATTATGGCAAGATACATTAAAGCAAATCCATTGGTTGCACGATACTTGCAACTGGAGAATGACCGTAACATGGTAAGTGATGGCAACTATCTGTTTTGGCAAAACGATATGTTGAAGTTTGGCCCACTAACCCAACTTAACGACATATTGGTTAAGATTGGGGGTATAGCACTTATGCCGCATGAGGCGAGAAGTGAGCAGGACGGTACTATTTGCCGACCTTTGCCATTGGCAACCGATGCACGCTTTCAGCAGCCTATTAAGGCTAACGTTAATGATGCTATCGTAGGTGGCGACACTAACACCGAGCAGGGCGCAGATGGTGAGGGTGAGAACAGCGAGAGCACCGACAATGGCGGCAACAGCAACGAGGGCCAGGCCAACGAGGAAAATACGGAGGGCGGCCAACAGCCGGAAGCGTCAGAGAGTGAGCAAACAGAAAGTGAAACCGAAAAGTAAGGAACTATGAGCAAAGCGAGTACAACCCGAACGATTAAGTTTATTGCAAAGGCAGGAACTTATACGGCATTAATCATGTGCCCAGATGGTGACATCTACCAAGAATGGGAGGGCACGGAATCCGACGTTACTAAGGTGTTCCCTAACTTTGAACAGACAAAGCCGAAACTTAACTTTGTTTGTATGAGTAGCCGAGTAGCCGAGGGAGTGGCAACGCCTGATAGTATGCAGTACTTTTTTAATGGTACGAAAATCGAGTTTAACGGCGATACGTCAAGCGGCATTTTTGCAGGCTACTTTAAGAAGTTTGCGCCAAGCGGCGACAACATCTACTATGGTTTGCAGATTGTTAAGAATTTGGTAGAAATCGCAGGTTTTGCCCCGGTAACTATCAAGATGGTGGCCGCTATCAGCTATGGCACGCAAAGCGATAATATCCAAGCTACCTATACTATCCCAGTGCAGAAAGCAACAGGTACAAGTTATCGTGTTACAATCGTGGCAGGAGATAACAAGGGCTTTGTTATTACCGACAAGGGCGGCAGTTGCGTTTTAAAGGCAATGGCATACCAGAACTACGAGGAAATCACCAAAGATTTAACCTATGTGTGGGAGAAGATGGGGGCCAGTGGTTGGGAGGTAATCAACGGGCAAACCGCCCAGACGCTCACAGTGTCAGGCAGCAGCATAGACACATACGGAGAGTACCGAGTAACCGTTAATCGTAGTGGTGTTGAAATCGGTAAGGACATACAAGGCGTTATGGACGCATCCGACCCCTACGACATCGACGCACGCCCGACACCGGAAGACGAAGCGATAAGCGAAGATGAGAGCGGCAACGGCAAAGTAACCTACACGCCGTGGATCGTCAAGCGTGGAACTAACACGCAAGCAATCAAAAACGCTAAGTTTTTCTTTGTCGTGAAAGATGCAGCAGGTGTTTATCTGAATAGCAAACAAGATATGAGCACAGCGGTTGCAAGCTATGCCGTAACACGTGCTATGTGTTTGCAGAGTGGTGGAGACATCAGCGTAACGATAACATCAGAAAGTTAAGCCTATGGGTGTGTCAATAACAAGAATAGTTAAGTTTATACGCAAGGGAAAGGGCGTAATTGTCGCCCAATCCCAAAACGTATATAACTATACCTACAAGGAGTGGACGCAGTTCTACGGACTTAGTGGGCGGTCAGTCAATTGGGACGGAATCATAAATGTATCTGATTTTTCCGTAGGTGACACGATGGTTATTAAGGGCACGGTATCGGACAAACAACGTATTACCATCAGTCTTTACGCTAAAGTAACGGCAATCGACACAAACCGGGCTATAATAACGGCTCAATCACTATACTACATTGCAAGTGGTGAGAATGGAAAAGACGGAAACGACGGCGTGGACGCAATAACCATTGATATATCGCCGGAGAACATTTTGCACAAGAAAGCCACAACCAAATCAAACTATAAAGTCAATATTAAAGTATATAGAGGTGATACCGCCCTATCATACGGAGACGATGGTTTTAGTTGTTCGGGGTTGGCTACTATGGTATCGGGGTTTTCTTACAAAGGCAGTCTAAGCGGAAACGTCTATACATACGATATTTCGATAGAGGCTAACAAGGCCCCTAATACGAGCATCAGAGTAACAATTAAGGTTGGAAACAAAATCTTTCCCCGAAATATAAAGATAAATACCGTAGCTGATGGGCAGCCCGGAGCAAAAGGCGACAGAGGCCCGGTACTACGACCACAAGCGTGGAACGATTGCGCCGTAGGCTATGTATTCCAATCAGGTGCGAGCGGTGAGGAATACAAGGACGTAGTTTTGTACGGCGGCAACTATTATTCTTGCATCAAATCGCATACCAAGACTGCAAGCAATAACCCAGGAAGTGCAACCGACACCAATAGCGGACTTTGGGAGTTAGCCTATAATTTTGAAATGGTGGCTACAAAGATACTGTTAGCGCAGTACGCTTTAGTCAAAAATTTGGGTGTGGAAGCTATCGAAATGAAAGATGCTAACGGTAAAATTGTCTTTCAGGCAATAAACGGCAAAGTTACTTGCAATAGCGGTACTTTTAACAACATAAAAGTTACAGGCGATAGTGAATTTAGCGGAACGATGAAAGCCGTAAGCGGAAGTTTCAAAAGTCTAAATTGCGTGAATAATAAAGGCGAAGTCGTGGGCAATATCACCTTTGGAAGTGATGGGCGAATGTGGTTTGACGGCGATATGTACAGCCAGGGTTACAGAAGCGACAAGAAACGAAGCAACCGATTTTATACAAGTGATGTATTTTGCCGTGGAATGTTTGGGCATTTTGGAAAAACTATGGCAGTCGTTAAAGGTACATATATGTATGTGTATTCAAAAGGGGCGGACCAGTCGGGCGTATATGTAAGTCTTAAAACAGGAAAAACAAGTAACAATAAGACTTTTTATTATATACCACTTTACAGCCCATCAAATACCGACGATTTGTCGGGTATGCCTATCGACGTTGTGGTTTTTAACACCACATCAGATTACTATTATGCTTTTTCAAGCATGGGCAATGGTAAGGAATGGCGAGTTATTAACGGAAACGACAGACAGACAGTGCATTTTTGCGATATTGGCGGTTGGCATGAATTAGTGGGCGGTGCATCTGTAAATTGTGTGTACGTAAACCCTGAATGGCTAAACCCAGTACCAAATAAAAATGATATTGCCCGAGGTGTATTTTGGACTGGAGAGAAAGATTTAAATTGGTAACAAACTTTAATTTTATAAAATTATGGCAGTAAAGAAAACAAAAAAGTTGAGTGGTCAGGCAACAGTAACCACCATCAACACAGACCAGAAATTTCCGGTAACGGACGCAAACGGAAAGGTTACGCTTATTTCATTGGCGAACCTCAAAACCGCTTTGTTGGCAGGTATGAACCTTAACGGCTTATACGATGGTATCTTTATCATGTACCACCGTAAGAGCGATGATTATCCACTCATGGTTAAGCCTCATAAGTGGACATCGTTACAGAACAGCGGCGAAATTGCCGACGGTGTGGTGGTAGTCGAGAGCGGCAAAATCTTAGTCGTAGCCCCTACCGAATCAACTTCTAAGCTAACGTGGAGTAGCGTAGCTATCAGCGGAGGCGGTACGACAACAACCGATCGTGTTACAGCGATGAACGATTGGAACGGCAAGGCAAATACGGCGGCTACTATCAAGGCAAGCAAAGCCAATGCAATCACCAATACGGTGCAGTATGCACCGGGCTACTGCAATCTGTATAGTCGTGCCAACGCTAATGGTAAAGGCTTGACAGCAGGTAAGTGGTGGTTACCATCGTTGGGCGAAATGTTTATGATTTATGCCAACATGACAAAAATCAATTATGCTTTATCCCTGATTACCGGAGCCACCCAGTTAGTTGAAGATTGGTATTGGACTTCCACCGAGGGCAGTGATACCAGCGCATGGCTTCTGGGCCTCAGCGACGGTCGTACGAACTATTGGTTCGCTAAGGCCAGCAGCGCGGTCAGAGTTAGGGCAGTGTCAGCATTTATTGTTTAATTCTTAATTTCTTAGTCTTTAACCTTTAGGTACGGCGAAAGCCGTACCATTATAAGGCAATTTATAAAAAAGCAATGGCGGTAAAATTAGTTTCAAGTACAAAGATTTATTTAGATGCACGCAAGTTGTTAGACATCATTTTGGATATAGTGCCCAATTTCCCACAGAACGCTCCATCAGCTCCCGTTTGGTCAGCCCAAGCTGAAACATACGGTTCACACCGACCAGAACCGCTGCCGCATCCGAACTTCCGCCACCCATTCCGGCTGCAGTCGGAATGAATTTTCGAAGGTCGATCTCCACACCGGAAGTGACCTGAAATTCATCCATCAGAAGCTTCGCTGCTTTGTAAACCAGATTGTCTTCATTGACCGGCAGAAAACTGACATTGGTCTTCACACGAATCTGCGGTTCTTCCAAAGGACTGAGCCTGATCTGGTCATACATGTTAATGCTCTGCATGATCATGCGGACTTCATGGTAGCCATCTTCCCTTTTTCTTGTGACATCCAGTCCAAGATTGATTTTTGCCATTGCTTTCAGTTTGATTTCTTTCATTTGCACCTCTGTATCTCTCTGAATTACTTTTATTTTCATGATGCCAGATTCAAAGGAATGTTCTGTTTTTCCATAAAATGCGTATCTGAATTTGATTCTTAGCATCATTT